ATAATGGGAGATATATCAGGAACAAAAGAACCTGAAAAACAATTAGAACTATCTGAAAAAGCAATAGAATATCAGCAGCAAAAAATTATCAAAGAAATAGGAAATGAACCTGTTATTAAAAGGGGAAAAAGCCTTAGACAAATTAATAGGAGCTTTGGTTATGACAGGAATTCGGGAAGTTGGTAAAAAAAATGAAGCTAATTCCTTTTGTTAAAATTATGTCAAAATTAGTTATTCATATCATTATTAATTTATCATGTTTATTTTTTATAAAAATGTGGTTTTTATTCCATCCTGAAACCAGAAGGTTTTATAAAAGACAACAATTTAAGGATATTCAGAAATACAAAAGTAAAGAACCTCGAAATTTTCAATTAGATAGAGAATCTTATATTTTATAATCGTTAAATATAACGTTTTTGCTTGACATAAAGGTATTAAAGCCGTAATATTTATTCAGAACGTTAGAAATAACGTTTTAGAAAAGAATCTTTATTAAAGAGTACGAGGGTTTTTGGGTTTTGGCTGAAAGCCTTAGCACCGGTTGTAGTCGTACACAATCGGTGCTTTTTTTAGATTATGAGAATAAGTGAAAAACGTTTAATTATCATTTGTGTAATTGTTTCTATTTCAAAAGCAGAAAATCCAAAATATACATTTTTAGAGGCGAAAAAATATGATTAGTGAAACAGATTTTTTTGAAGATAAAGAAATTGAAGTAGACGGTTACATCTACAGATTTGATGGAAGAGTTGATTACAAGTACGTTCATAGTTGCGGTCATCGTGAATTGGTTGAATGTGATAACGTAGAGATTACAGGGATTGATGCAGAAGCAGAAATTGCAAAGGAGATAAAAGAAAAATGACTAAAGAAGAAATGAAAAACAAAATAAGTATGGCACTTAAAGACCCGATACTACAACAGGGATTTGAATGTATCTGTAAAGAAAATGCAGAACTCAAAGAAAAATTAAAGCCAGAAAATTGTCTTAAATTATTGGCAAAAGATGGCTATATAAAGTTTACAAGCGAACAACTTACAAAAGCAAAAGAAATAATAAGAAATTTACTTTTCTTTCTAAATAAATTCTATAGTGATGAATGCCCTGTGTGTATGGATGAAGCAGAGCAATTCTTGAAGGAAAGTGAGGTGTAAAAATGGCAGATAATAAGTCAAAGCAACTACCGAAATTTTTATATCATTACTCACCCAAAAAGAACAGAAATTCAATATTAACTAATGGGTTGATTGGTAATCACAATGGTGGGTGGTGTATATATCTTGCAGAAAATCCTGATAGTTGGAAACAAGCAGATATGGATTGTTACAAAGTATCAACAAAAAATCTTAACCCCTCAGATTTCACAAGTACAGGAGACGACATTGACGAAGTTTTTTATTGGGGTAAAGTTGATGGGATAATTCAGATTCCAAAAGAAAATATAGAACAGTTTTATTCACACTTTATGAAGAACCATTGGAAAAATAACTAAGGAGTAACTATGACAGAAGAACAAATAGAAGATGAAAACAGTGTTGGAATGTGCTATCAAGCAGAAAGAACTTGTGCAAATTGTAGAGAATGGTATGTAAACATTCTTGGTGAAAGGGAATGTTTACAGACATCTTGTGAAGATTATAGTGATTGGGTGGAAAGACCTAAATCAAGCGAGGAGTAATTATGAGAAGAATGGGTTAGAAAAGAGTTTCCTTTTCTTGATGAAGAACATACTAACCTAGAAGAAAGTATAACTGAATACAGAGCATACAAAGATGGTGCAGAGTTCGGCTATAACAAGGCTAATGAATGGCATTATGTGAAAGACGGAGATTTACCGAAAGTTGGTGTACAAGTTCTTTCAGAACAAGGTACTCTTGTTATTTACAAAGGTGATGGCTTTAATTGGGTTGAATATAGTCCAAACGCAGACAATATCAAACTAAGAAAATGGGAAGAACCTACCGCTTGGAAAGAAATTGTACTTCCAGAACTAAAGGAGATTGAATAGAAATGATATTAACTCAGGAAGAAGCTAAAAAATGGGCGGAGATCCTTAAAGGATTTTCAGAGGGTAAGCGTTACAAGATGCCTTATGTTTTTAATAACAAAGGTGAACCGATTGAATATATGAACATAACTGATTTTGACGTAAATCCACAGTGTCCTACTATCAAAATGACTTATAAAAAAGGATTTGAATTGATACGGCCGGAAACGATTATGGAGATAAAAGAATGAGTGGTTTTGAAATAACTTGTATGTTTGTTGGTATTTTAAATATGTTTTTCATAAGGCCTACAGAGTGGAAATATATTAATAATAAACAATTTATAATGCAAATAATACATTATACAATTGTCTATTTAGGTGGATTAGCCTTAGTTATTTTTCCGTTGTATTTTCGTTATTGGAAATGATATAATGTCATTATGGAATTGAAAACAGAAAAATGCAGATATTGTAAAGTTAAAGGTACAATCCTTAATACCCTTTGTAAACATTGTAACGGAAGTGGATTTGTGTATGTTGAGCAGACTAATCAGTTTAATTATTGCGGCTATTGTGGAACTCCATTAAATAAGCAGCCAAAATGTCCTAAGTGTGGAAGGATTAATAGATAATGAGTGAGATTGAAATAAAACAAACGAAACTATTCTCAGAATCCTGGAATGATCTTCCAGAAGCAGAAGCTCAGGAAGAAAGATTAAGAATGAATGCATGTAAAAGAAAATATTTCATTGCAGAAAATCCTTATTCAGGGGTATCAGCAGCAATACCTTGTTATACACAAGGGTGTAGTAACTGTATTTATAAAAGTGATATAAAGCACATTGAGTGGGAAAAACAGCATAATTTAAGAACCGTTTATCCAAAGGTTGAATGGACTGATAACGGCTCTCTAAAAGATACAAGTATTAATCTTGCCGTTGATTCTCTAAGTTTAATGGCTAAAAGTTTTTCACAAAAGATAGCTGATTATGTTGAAAGCCAGATAAAAGAATTTCTGGAAGATAACAAAATATCAGAAAGACAATGGTTGAAACGTGGAGTAATTCAGAGCTTACCACCTGAAATAGGTTGCCAATCATACATCCTTTATTATAAGAATTGGAGAATGGAAGTTAAAAGAAAGGTAAGTGTTGAATATAATTTTATAATTAAATAGGTTGGAAAAATATGGAATATAAAAATATTACTTTTGATAAAAAACATTTACGAAATTGTTTAAGAACACTAAAAAGATATTTTTTAATAGAAATTACAGAAATCTATAATAATTCATTAGGTGTTAGTCAAACAAATAGTTGGAAAGGTAAATTAAAAGATTACTCTTTTACTTCATATTCTGAAAATGCTTTTTGCGTTTTGGAGCTTAAAATTGGGAATTGTGAATTATCATTTGATATTCCTTATGATTCAGAAGTTTATTATGGAGATATAAGAAAGCGTGAAAAATATATAATAGATTACATCAATTCCGGTCCTCATTGTCAGTATATTTTTAAGAGAATAATTTGAATTATATTGCTAATGACAATTAAAACTAATCGCACATGGAATTATTGGGGAATATGAATGAAGTTGTATATATCGAAAAAGCAACAAATAAGACTTATACCAAAAAAGAGATGAATATGATTGTAAGTAATTACAATAAATCTCATAAAGATGGAACCAGAATGTGTTTTACAGAAGATGGTGCAAATATTATGGGTTCTATTAAACCTATAATGTGCAAGGGGTTTTTAGGAAGTCCTATAGAACCGCCAATTTTCTAATGACAATTAAAACATTATAGTGTAAAATAATGATACATATAAAACCTTTTGGTATGTTAAGAAATTAGCAGCCGGTTATTGTTGAAAAAGACAATGGCCGGCTTTTTTATTTTAAATTTTTCTTTTGGGGGAAAATAATTATGGCAAGGGAAGAAATTGATGTGGATCAGTTATTAAGAAAACGTAAGGCCTTTAATCAATCGGCTTTTAATAAGCTTAAAGATGCAAAAAAAGAAAGTGCAAACATTTTTAATACTTATTTCTTTCAGGATAAAGGCCGTGAACATGATGCTGATTCTGTTTTTTATGATCCTTATTTTGTTTCATCTAACTGTTTTGCAAATATTAAGACAATTTCAAGAATTCAGTATGGTGGAATTCATTGCCGGACTTTAAGGGCCGTAGCCGGTAAAGCATGGATTATTAATACTTGTATAAATCATATTTCCAGAAAATTAAAACCATTTTTGAAGCCGGTTACAAGCAGAAATGAACGTGGATTTATTATTCATAAAAGATTTGAAACACAATTGTTAAAAAAAGAAGATAAAGAAGCTATTAGAATTCGTGATTTTATTTGTGCGACAGGAAGTTATGAAGATTCTAGCCGTGATGATTTTGTAAAGTTTTGTACAAAGCTCCTGAGAGATGAACTTACATTAGACCAGATTGCAACAGAAATTCAGTACAATAAAAAAGGTGAGCCTGTAGCTTTTTTTGCCGTGGATGCTGCAACAATTGAACGTGTAATACCAGAAAAACAGAATGAAACTACATTCAGATATTTACAGATTGTAGACGGTATGCCGGCAGCCGGTTATACAGATGAAAATATGGTTTTTGATTTTGAAAATCCTAGAACAGACATTTATCATTCTATGTATGGCTATTCACTTGTAGAACAGGCCGTAGATCTTATTACAAGTGTAATAAATGCCTTTATTTACAATGCCGGAAACTTTACAGAAAACAGACTTCCAAAAGGTATGCTGCTTTTAAGTTCTGATATGAATTCTGATGATTTGGATGAAATGGAAGAATATATTGCAGAAATTATGAGTGGAGGTCCATTAAATCAGTGGCGAATTCCTATTATTCCTAGTGGTGAAAAGGATGCAAAACTTGAATGGAAACCAATCAATACTAACCGTGAAATGGAATTTCAGGGATGGGTAGACTACTTAATGTCTGGGGTAATGGCTTTATTTGGTTGTAGTGCCGATGAATTAGGTTTACAAATTCAAAAATCTCAGCCTGTTGTTGATAGTTCAAGTGGTGATAGAATGGCTGCTGCAAAGTCATCTTTATTAGGTGATTTACTCGTATTCTTTGAATCTTATATTAATAAAATTATAGCGAAAATCAATTCTGAGTATGTTCTTGAATTTGTAGGTTACGAAAAAGACAATCCTAACACTGTAGCTGATTTGGATGAAAAAGAAGTAAGGACCTGGAAAAGTGTTAACGAAAAAAGAGCAGAAAAAGGCCTTGATCCGATTGATTTAAGCAAGGTTGAAAATCCGGCAGATTTACCTATGAATGTTCAGCTTGTTCAGTTATTCCAATCTCAAAATGCAGAAGGTGATATGGGAATGGATGGTGGAATGGGTGATTTTGGTGATGAAGAAGGTGGAGAAGGAAACGGATTTGAAGAAGATACCGAAATGGAAGAAAAAATTCCATCTGAAACTGATGAACCAATTTTGCCAGAAGATATGAATAAGTCATTTATTCAGAAATCAATGCTTATCATTTAGACGTTTTTAGACATTTTTAGATATTAAAAAGTAATATTTTACGTGGGGGAAATATGGCAAAAGCCTTTTGTCTTGATAAATTAAGAAACAATTTTAGAAATTTAGCCGGAAATAACCGTAAGAAGTTATTTGAGAAAAAAGAAAATGGAATCAGTTTTGTTTTTGATAGACGTTCTTTTAATAAAATTGGTTGCGATAACTCAATTAATCATTCTATGGCAAATGGTTTTACACCAGAAGAACATTTTGATGCAGCTCAGGATATTAAGGCATTATTTGATAATTCTGAGGTTATAGAACAGTGGAATAAAAAGAAAATTGATAGGACTGAAACTCATTATTTATGCCGTTGTAAGGTTAAGAATGATGTATTTGCTTATATGCCGGTTGTAACCTGGGGAAAAGATGAAGGGTACATTGATATGTATTTGTCTAAGGATGGGGAATAATGGCTAAAGTTAGAGTAAGAAAAGATATTGCGGAGCAAATGACAAGCAAATTAAAAACTCTTAAAAATGAGAATATAAAGCCGGAATTTGCGGAAAAACTACAAAAATTAGCCTTAAATTTTCAAAAGGAGCAAATAACAGGCAAATTACAGACAAATGAAAACATATTTGATTATGAAGAATTTGAGAAGTCTGTAGATACAAATAAATGTACATTAGAAATGGTAGTAGATTGTAATGGTAATCTTGTACATAGATGGAAAAAAATTACAGATATGGAATTATTAAATGAAAAACAGCTTTTTTCAACTGCAATTGAAAGTTTTATATCTAATGGGTACAGACAATCTACACCAATTATAGTAATGAAACATATTCCGAAAATCTTACAAGAAAAAGCAGAAATGCAAGATTATGAATTACAAGTTACAAGTAAGACATTAAGGAAAATATTATTACCACCTACTAAAATAAAAAGTCATAATCACAATATTCCTAAAGCAATTTTGAAAGACTTACCAATTCAATTAACTTATCCAATAGGGATTTATAGACAGAAAGATAATGGTCATATTATTGTTTTAACTCAACACATGATTAAGAATAAACCTATTATTTGTGCAATTGAAATCAATAAAGTCATTGGAGTAAAAGACAAGGTTGAAATGAAAATAAATTCATTAAGAAGTTTACATCAGAAAAATAGAGAAAACTTCTTTGAAAACTTAAAGGAAAATAAAGATGAATTGTATTTAGATAAAAAAAAGATGGATTCACTACGGGCGTTTCTCCAACGCGGAGGCGTCTATTCCGTAACAACTCCATCAAAAGTTAATATAGCGCATTGTGATAATTTGTCAAGTAAAAATGTTATAAAATCTCTTACTATTTCAGACAGACTTTTTAGACTTTGGCAAAGAAGATTGTCTCCAGAGCTGCAAAAAGAAATGTTAAAACTGATGGATGATGAAAGAGATTATTTTCATTTAATTCCTAAAAAAGTTTATGAGATTGAAGGTTATCCCAAAGGACAAGATTTAGAGAATTGTGAACTTATGGAATTTGGTGATACATATTTTATTATTTCTTGTGGTGGTGATTGGCAAGATGAAAAACTTGTAAAGTTTGAAATAGGTAACAATGATAAATTATCTGCATCAGTTGTAAAAAATTGTGAAAAAGAAGATAAACGTGTATTAAAAAAGAAAGTTACTTTTATTCTTAATCCTGAAAGTATAAATAAATCTCTTTTTACTGATTGGAAAGTAGAATTACATCATCTTTGTGATAAAAAAGGTTTAGATTATGATTCTGTTATTCAGAAGTATGATGATAAATTAACAAGATATGTTGCAGAAGAACAATTGCATCAGGATGCAGAGAATGTAATTGCATATAAAGCCTATAAAGATTTGAATAAATCTCTTACTTATTCCGGCCATAAGTTACAGGGCAGAACACGGCTTTATGGTATGGATATTTCCATTGAAAATAAAAAAGGTTCTTACCGTTCTGGAACTGATAAAGACGGCCATAAGTGGAAAGTGCTGATGCATTATGATTATGGGTATATCCGTGGAACCGTTGGAGTAGACAAAGATCATTTAGATTGTGTAAGTCCAGAAACAAAAATCCTAATGGCTGATTATACTGAAAAGTGTGCTGCAGACATTAAAGAAGGTGATGAACTTATTGGAATTAAATTAGAAACGCAACAGTATAAACAGCGAAGGCAAATCAAAACGAAAGTATTACACGTTAAAAAGGGTATAGATGATATGTTAGACATTACTCTTAAAAATGGTGTAAAACTTAGGACTACTAAAGGACATTTACATTATAAGTTTAATGGCAATTCAAGAGATAAGTATTGGAAACGTGCTGATGAATTAAAAATTGGTGATAAACTCGTAATGATTTACAATCATCATTATTTTGAAGAAACGGAAGATTATAAAAAGGGTTATCTTTTTGGGGCTTATACCGGTGATGGTTGCTATAATTTTGATGAATCAAAACAGGTTTATTGTGATATTAGAAAGGGTGTTGCTTTTATTGATGTTATACAGAGGGTAAAAAAATATTGGAATGATTTAGGCCTTGAAACAGTTGATGTAAGAATTGAAAAGCCTAGACAGACAAATTCTTTATTGGCTGATGGTAGAAAAGTTATATCCAAAATGGATATGGCAATATTGGTTATCAGAGGTATAAACAAGATTAGATTTATAAAGTCTATTTTTGTAAAAAATCCTGATTCTTTTGAATGGTGTCGTGGTTATATTGCCGGTATATTTGACACAGATGGTTGTTTGAATTGTAGACATGAATTCCAGATTACACAAACTAAGAATCAAGATGAATTTATGAAGTTTACAATTGAGTGTATAAATAAATTAGGTTATCAGGCAGTAAAAAGACATGATGATATAAAATTGCATACAGATTATATGGCTGATAATGTAACAATGGAGTTTACTCAAATAATTAAGCCGGCTCTTGAAAAGAAAAGAAACTTTTTAGGCCAGACTTATAGATATGAGCCATTGGAAATCGTGGATATAAAGCCATATACCGGTGAGTTTATTGCTATTCAGACTGATGAACAGACATATATTGCAAATGGACTTGTAACACATAATTGTTATGTAGGTCCAGATAAAAACGCTGAAAAGGTTTATGTAATACACCAGAACGATCCGGTAACTCATAAATACGATGAAGATAAATGTATGTTATGTTTTGCAAGTGCTGCTGATGCAAAAGCGGCTTATATGAAACAGTACGATAGACCAGGTTTTTACGGTTCAATGACTACAATGACAATTGATGAATTTAAGAGCTTTATTTTCAGCCATAAGGGAAAAATGGTGCATAAGTCTTTTGATATTAATATCACTGATATTACAGATAATAATAAACAGCAGAAACTTGAACAGGTAAATAAGGCCCTAAATGCAATAGCAAATAATCAGCCGTTTATGATTAAACATATTCCGGCAGATGCATCTACAAGCTATGGAAACTTGCTTGTAAGAATAACAGATTTTGACAGAAGTAAGATTGAAAAGGCGGTCCATAAAATAGCGTTATCACTTGATAGCGAAATTAAGGCCGGTTCTAAGGGTGAAACTTTTGTATATCATGCTCAGGAAGAAATAACAGATAAGTTTTTTAATGAGTTTACCACAAAAACAAGAGCTATTTATAATTTTGTTATCAGCTATTTTGACTTGCCAGATATTAGAATTGTAAGTAAGGCCGGTGAATTAAAGCATAAAGGTAAGATTTTATATAATCCTTCTACAGGTTTACCAATCAAAGAATCAGAATGGAAACAATTTGTTGTTGAATTGGAAAAGTTCTTAAACAGAAATTACACCGGAATTGGTGAAAAGATTGTATTGTCTGCAGAAAGCCTTGGAATTATCCTAGATAGATTATCTAAAACAAACAGTTTTGAAGCCATAAGAAAAATGTCATTATCTGAAATGAAAGCAAAAAGATATGATGTTGATTGGATTGGTGATTCAATCAAGAACATGAAAGATAAATTTGGTGATGTAATCAGCCGTGAACGTCAGGCAAGAATTCAGATTGCTATGGATTCTGCAGCTCAG